CAGGTTTGTTGTTTCTGGATAAATTCCTTTATCAACTGATGCGTTTCTTATTGAAACAATGCCTACAGCTGATCCTGCTGCTGGTGCAGTTAATGCAAACAATATCTTGTTACTTGCGTTATTTTGATTTACAAGTCTTGGAACTGTGCCATCATTTACGTCTATTTTTAAATCGTTACTGTTACCAACTGTAAATCCAGCATCGCCCAATGCTAATGAATCAGTTGTTTTTAAATAATCACTAGCTAAAAAGCCGCCTAAACGTAATGCATCATTTGCAGATCCCCAAATAATTGGTTCATTGTTAGCACCGGTAACCGGCTGGTCTAGCTCATTTTGTGTGATTCCTGTAGTACTATTAACTAAAGTAATACCTTTTTTGATTAAACTAAATCCGGTTAACGAAGGAACACCAGCTGCTTGTACGCCATTTAATGTAAATTCTTCTCCAGAAATTACATACACACTAACATCATTTATTAGAGCAACAATAATAGTTTTTTCAACTGACGGAACTGAGTTATCTGTAACATTAACACTAAGCATCTGTGTTGTTCCGCTGCCTGCACTTTGAGGACCTACTAAGATAAATTCACCTGCTGCTGTTTTACCGTACAGTTGATTACTTGTACTGCTCCACCATAAGTCGCCTTCATCTAGTCCTGCTGGTTCTGAACTTGAAACTTCTGTGCCGCCTGCTGTTTTCCACGCACTACCAGTATAAAACTTTAGTTTAGTAGTTCCTGCGTCATACCATACCTGGCCATCTATAGCTTTAGCAGGAGCAGTAGTTCCTCTAAAGTTTTCTAGTAAATGAACTAAATTTTCGTTCTGTGCTTCGCCAAAACCACTATAGTTTTTACCAATAAGTTTTAGATCAGTTGTTTGATCTATTGTGCCGTCTTCAACGACTGTTATCTGTGTACCGTTATATCTATTTACAATATAGGCCATTGTTGCTCCTCGTGCTTAGTGCTCTTATGTTATTTATCGTTAAAGTGCCGATGCTGCTATTGTGCTGCCATTGACATCCCATAATCCGCTGTTTATCTTCATAGTTATTATTAGTCTAGTTGCTGTTAGATTAACTGTTGCTGTAGGAGAGTTGATTGTAAAATCGCCTATAACATTAACGTTTTGTGTACCAGCACTGTCAACTGCTGTTAACGATTTTACAACGCCGGTGTTAACATCAATCGGATCTGACGAGCCTGTATAATAGTAAGCATGTATTTTTGCTGTTTTGCCTTGTGTGTCAAAGGGCGCTACTGGTATTGGATATAGTTCTGTTAATAATACAGCAATATTAGTAAGCAATCCATCGTCAGCCAAAGTATCACCATATGTTCCTGTTGCATATGTAGTACCAAGTCCAGTAACATCAACTCCCATAACAATAGTTGCTGATTGTATTTCGTCATCAACATATCTTTTAACTATTACATCTTGATCCGCACCTTCTGTTAATAATACGTTGTCGGCTTTTCGACGTGGACTTACTGGAGTTTCTACATTTGTTATTTTTACTTTGTTTATTAAGTTTATACTACCAGTTGATGCAAACTCTAGATTATTAGTTGTTGTGATACGATCTTCAGTAAATGTCATTGTATCACTTTGCAGGTTGTTTCCTACTACTAATGTATTAAGTTGTCCGATTCCTGTTAGGCTACTGTTTACAACTGTTGACCCTAATGTATCTAAAGACAAAACATTTGTGCTGTTAATAGCATAATAATTTAACTCGTTTTCAATATCGATAATATGACTACTAGTCCAACTGTTGGTTGAATTTAACCAAGTCCACCGTTTATCGTCGCCTTCAACTCTTATAACAATACCGCCGTCGTCTGCTTCACTATCTGTTGCTAATGTACTATCGTCTTTAATTGCAAGTTCAATCTGATGGTCTTCAACTCTTAATGTAGCAACATCTAAACTTGTAGCGTCACCTTCGATCAATAAATCTCCAGTAACACGTAAATCACCAGTAACATCTAATGTGTATGCAGGATTTTCTTTAAAAACACCAATCTTCTTAGTATCTGCATCAAAATGCATAGCAGTGTATTGTCCAGACACGTCTTTAAGATCTATTTTTAAATCAGCATCTTGAATATTGTTTTGCCATAACGTTGTTTGGCCACTTACTTTTATTGTAAGATCTGTATCAAGTCCAACACTTAATCCGTTGTCATTTGCTATTGCTAGTCGACCTGTTGTAACATCGTCAACTACAGCACTTAAGAAACTATTTTGATCAAAAACATTTCCAAGCTCGTCAACAATCTTTCCAGCACTTGATGCTTTTCCAAGCCATTCAAAATCAACAAATGCTGTGTTTATGTTAACACCTTGTTTTAAATCTGTAAATCCTGTGATAGCCGGAAATGGTGTAAATGTTGTAGTCTCTTTTGAAAGTACAGCATATAGACTACCGTTTAAATATTTTTTAATAACTACTCTATTTTGTCCTGTAGTATCTTTGATAGTTTCTATTTCATCGCCTGACCTAAGCTGATTTTTAGTATATGATGGTCCTACTAATACTGCTTCAACTCCGTTCCAAAACAACAACTGATCTTTAGATCCGTCTATCCATATATCTCCTGGTATTAGTTCTGACGGTTGAGAACTAGCATATATTGTACTATCTGTACTTCTAAATGTTATACCATCGTATATTTTTAATCTACCTGTAGAAGTATCATACCAAAGTTGGCCTTTGAGCGGTTTAACTGGTGCTGTACTATTACTAAAGTTTTCCAACATTTTAATAAAGTTTTCATTTATACTTTCACCAAACCCTTGATAGTTTTTTCCTATTAGTGCAATATCAGCACTGGATATATCTAACCTACCATCAACTAGTTCTACTAGTAGCGATCCGTCTGTTTTGTTTAGTTTATAGGCCATTTATGATACTCCGTGATAGATAATAAAGTTAAGTGCAACATACGGATTTGTTATATCTACTGCATCGTTTGCTATATCTACTACACCTCCTGATGTTTGTAGACGAGATCCAGTTCCAGACGAATCACCGTCATTGGGTACAACTTCAGATGCGGTTGCTGTAGCTGTTGTAGTAGCATAAAACTGCTCTCCTGTACTGCTTCGTAAATCGTGTTCGTGTTCCGGCAAGTTGGCTGCTGCTAAGGTAACATCCTCGCTACCTCCTATGCCGCCCATAACACCTACTGTTCCGTCTGTAATTCTATTATTAGATGCTAATACTCTACCAAGTCCTGCAGGCGATCTTCCTCGCATATCCGGAATCTTAAATAATGTATTTGGATCGCTTGGAGTTCCGTGATACCATGTTGTTGGATCTGCTGCAAGATATCCTAATACTGTTGCTAAGTTACCATATGTTGTTAATGATTTTTCAGCGCCATCTAAAATAAACCACCCATCGGGTGCAACTAGGCCTCCAAACATTATCACTGTGCCTACTGGCATAGTATCAATAGATCCAATCAGTTGATCAGGTGTTGCTTTAACTAATGTTCCGCCTTGATTCAACAACACTTCGTCGGTTGTTCTGTTTACACTAGATGCTGCTGCCCTGTCAGAAATAGCAGTTGATTGTATAGTTGATGTAAACGTTTTTGAAGAGCCGCCTGTTTGTCCGTCAAATGTAAAACTTGTTGCACTAACATCGCCTGCTAATGAAAATGTAGTTACACTATTAAGTTTGGCTGTACTACCTGCTGTTCCACTAACATTACCTGTTACGTTACCTGTTAGACTGCCTGTTATACGATTAGCATGAAGTGTATCATATGGCAGTACTGACGATCCAATAGAATAAACATTTGCTGTGTCAGGCATTATACTTGTTGTAGTTAAACTGCCGTCAACATCAAAGTTTCCTGTTACGGTTAAATTTCCAGTTACACTAGTATTGCCTGTCAGTCCTGTTGTTCCGGTTACAGTTAAGTTACCAGCAAGTTTTTGATTTCCAACTACATCTAAACTTTCAGTTGGAGATAAGTTGTTAATACCTACATTAGTGTTTCCTTTAACTCTAATCGGTATTGAAAATATTCCGTTGTTGTTGACTCTTAAATCTATTGGTGCGCCTGGTACAGCATTTTCAATAATGCTATTGTTGCCTTCAACTAATACACTTAGTGTTTTCGAAACGCCAACTTCTAATCCGTCATTTGTTTTGATTTGTAGTTTTTCAGCTAACTGATTAACAATATTATTACGCATAAATGCAGAACTTGGAATAACTCCGCCACTTACTAACAAGTTTTCTGCTGTTGTTGCAGTACCATTAAATTTTGCTGTAGTCAATGCTTGACTAAAGTTTGTTCCAACTTTTATTGGTGTTGTGCTATTAAATCCAGCAAATGCTGTTTTAGGTGAAAACTCAACTCTACTTGTAATAGTAACTGGTATATTTTCAATGTATACTACAACTACCGTTCGGGTAACATCACCGGTATCTATTAACTCAACTGATTTTGCTCCAGTAGTATTTCCGTTACTAAAATCTGGTCCTATTAATAACCAGCCGCTGCCTGTATACAAATATAACTGACTAGTTGATGTATTAACCCAAAGATCTCCTTTAACACTGTTTGTGCTATCAGGTTCTGATGCGTTCTTTTTTAGGCCGCCGGCTGCAACCCAGTTTGTACCATCATATATTTTTAACTGATCTATGCTGTCTGTAGTATCATACCAAAGTTGTCCTTCAACAGGATTTAATGGCGGGTTAGCGTTTGAAAAGTTTTCTAATAGTTTTAAAAAGTTTTCATTAACAGCAACTCCGTAATCTGATAATAATCTGCCTGGAAGTTTTAAACTAGTTTCGGTATTGATTGCATTATCTTCAACAGTTATAATACCCTTATTGGATTGATCAGTGAATGGAATCTCATATGCCATTAAGTATTACCTCCCGAAAGACTTTGTACTCTTACAGTATAATCAATTTGTATTAACCTATTGAGTGATTTTTGTACTGGATGGAAAATAACATGTGTAAGAAGTCTTCCTGTTCCGCTAGATGAATATCCGACTAGCCCTAGCTCGTCAAATACAAACTGTTGTTCTGTATTAGCAGCAGTATCAAATGCATCTTGTCCTTCTGGTTCTCCATAATCTAACAAACAACTTACAACAATATCTGTATAGTTTGTACCAGTAACGTGACGTGTTTCAATCTTATTTCTTTGAGGGTCAACATTGTTTACACTGCGATCGTCTACCACTTTTGCATATGTTTGATTGTACAAACTTGCATTTGTACCTGTGCTGTTTGGTGTTAAGTATGTAATAATACCAGTTGGATCAACAGTTGTTCCGCCGTTGCCAAACCCCATTTGATATATGTAGCCTGATCCAGCATTGCCAAGACTTTCAGCAAGACTAATACTCATATTTTCATAATGAATAGCATTGCGCTTGTTAACAAATACATGCCCACTTTCTGGATTGTGTATTTTTATGTGTCCTTCGAGGTGTACACCGCTTTGTTCGTTAATCATGTTTCCATTCCGTTTCTATACTGTATTTATCGTGGTAGCGATATTGTTTTGTCTGTTATAAATCTAGCTATTTGATTTTCACTATCTGCTAGAGTTTTTCCTGTATCATTCCATATTCTTCCTGTTCGACGAACAACTTCAATAAATGTTCCGTCTGCAGGAGGGTCAATATAATCTGCAAGTGTTAGCACGGTTACTGTGCCGCTTTCTGTTGATATATTTTCAATAGTATATTCAGGATCTATTGTTACATCTGCCTCAGGTGAATCTTGATCTACTGTTTTGTCAAATGTTATAATGTTATCTTTACGCAATCTAGCTCCAGCTAAAAATACATCAATCTCGTTAATACTAGTTGGAACAAAATCAAGTATAAACTCCTTGGTACTAGCATCGCCAACAAACATAGTTTTAGATGTTTCGTCTTTGTAAGGAATATTTTCTTCTATACCCTGGCCTTGTACTTTTGTTGCTGTTGAATATTGTTCTTTAATGCCTGTGCCTAAAGTACCTCTTCTTATCTGTCTAAGAAGGTTGCCATCAACACTAAAATATTCAATACGCTCTTTGTCTATCCAAACAACACCCGGTACACCCAATGCCTTGTTAGGTTCTTGAATACCTGTACTGTCAACTAGTTGAATATTAGAATCATAATAGTTTAATGGTTGTTGCAACTCGTATTCGTTGTCTTTATTTAAACGCTTGAAGTGGAATCTATTTAACATATCTTTGAAAATACGATATCCAAACTTAGGATTACTTGTTAATCCTGTAAACTGCAATACTTCAACTTTGTCATTTGATGTAACTTTACTGTAAAGCTGAACGCCTGTTCCACTAGCATCAAGTGAATAATCGTTTTGTGGCGAAAGCAATATTCCATTTTTAAATACCCAAACAAAGTTTGCACTTAATGCAGGTTTTTCAAGTTTGATAAATCCTCTGCTTAATAAGTTTTTATCAATATAAAACTGTGTTCCAGCAGGTGCTTGATTTGTATTCCAAACAATATCATATGTATTTCTTTCAAATCCGTTTATATCGTGATTACTGAATACATAGATGTCTATAGTTTCCCAATCAGCTGGTGCTTCAGTTAATGATAAAATATCTGTTTCTATAAGAGTAATATCTCCAATAACTGCTTTTGTACTATCATTTTCCCAACTTGCTACAATCTCCGGTGTGTCGTCAATACTTTTTAGTTGGAATAATTCTCTAATATATCCTTGTAGTTCTATTAATAGTGTTGAACCTGATCTACTAAACTTTTCAACACAAGCAATAACTGTAGTACTATCATCAGCCAATTCAAAACTTATATCTTGCCCAACTACTGGATCATTAACTGCTGTGCCATTTTGTATTTCTACTGTTGTGTTTATAAAGTAATATTCTGCATCTCTAATAATAAAGATTTCTAATGTATCTCCAATAAGTCCAACATTGTTGTTAAGAAGTTCTACTCTACCGTTTGCAGTATCATAATAGTAATCAAGAACATTAACAATAGAACCATTAATATAAAGTATAACATCTGTATTTCTAACGGCTGTTGTATCTTCAAACTGCCATCTATCAATATCATATGATCTATTACTATCTATTGTATATTTTTTTCTATAGCCTGCATTTAAGAATCTACCATCTCCACGCTTGACTAAAATATTATGTGCAAGAGGCTTATTAATAATAGGCAATGCAACATCATTTGTAAATCTATGAACTTTATTTTGGCCATCTGTTGCAAAGGTATTGTCGATTACCATCTGACTGTATTGGTTTACATTACCATCATATATTGTATATCCAATAATTTTGCCGGCAGTTATTTTAATCGGAAACTCCAGCTGTGCTGTATTGTTATCTGATTCTGTAAGCCCGTAGTCAGTTGTATCATTTTGTAATACACCATTGATTGTTACAAAAGAACTTAATCCAGTTTTCCATGTGATTGGCAAATCGTATATAAAAGTGTCACCAGTAGAAACAATATTATCACTATCAAGTAAATCAACTCCGTTAGTTCCGATTGATAGTATAGAAAGATTTTTTCCTGCATCTAGTGCTGTACTATCATTTAAACTTATAACTTTGTTTTCATAATCAACATTTAGATCGTTGTTATCAATAATATCGCTGTCAACTTTTACAATCAGTGTAGTATTTGATTGTGGAAAACTATCAAACTCCCATTCGATAGTTGTGCCATCTGTGATATAGTTTCTAACACTAATAACACCTTGTCCGTCTGAACTTCTATTGTACACTTGAATATCAACTGTATCTAGTACTTGTCCCGGAACTTGTTCTTCTGGTCCTTTACTGTTTGTTTCTGTAACAAATCCGTCGCCATCAACAACTATATCTCCAGAATCTATTCCAGTTGCAGTTGTATATTCAAAGTTTCCACCTTGCAAACTTACATCAAATGCTGTTGACTCTGGAGTAAAACTACCATCACTAGTAGATTTTCTAATGATCACAATATCGCCGTCTTTGGTTTCTATAACATCACTATCTAAGAATATAGTATTTGTAATATTGTCGCCTTGTGGTGATACCATTTTTGCATTTGGATTAGCTGTTACACTAACTCCGTCATATGCAGGATCATCTATTCTTACATTGTTAAGATACACGTTGTATGTTACACCTGAGTCTAAAACACTACTCAGTGTTATTATTTGAGTACTACCATCTAGTGTAATAATCTCGTCTTCGTAGTTAGTGTCAAATGTATCAAAATCAATACCAAACCCGTTTGCATCAAATCCGGTATTTTCTCCAAAGCCGATACTATCCATTTGTACGCCGCCGTAATCAACACCGTCCATTAGCTGACTTAGTTCTTTTCCTGGCATATTTGTAGTAGGCTTATAGAAGAAGTTTATTCTATCTTCGGCTGTTAATAAACTAGATGATTTTTTATAGTTTATAACAATCTGAGCATTATTTGCAGGTGCATTTGCAAATGTTATTTTACCACGAAATCTATCAAAGGTTTTGGTTGTATCAATAACATTTGATGATACAAAATCACTAAGTAACTGCGGTTCGCCAGCTACAGTTATTGATATATCAGCACTGTTTGTACTCAATGGCCATTTTAAACTAAAATCAGTTAAACCACCGTTGCCAACAAAAGTTTCTGTTTCATCTAATGTAGTAAAGTAATATGCACCAACAACTCTATCAAACTTCATTAACATATGAGTTGATCTGATTACACTGTTTCCTATTTGTGCATAAACAACTGCATCAACACCATCCTCTGTTAAACTTCCGTTTATTGTTACAGTTGGTGTTGTAAAGTATTTTGCGCCTGTAGTATTAACTTCTATATATTGTATAGAACCGCCGCCGATATAAGCAAGCCCTTCTAGTGTTGGGCCACCGCCTCCGCTTACTGTTACATTTGCAGTGTCAGTATATCCGCTGCCGCCGGTGTAAACCACAAACTCTGTTATTTCAAATCCAACATTATCTAACCAATGCTTTTGTGGATATGTAGTTGTAGTATCATTTATACCAGTAATGCCATTGTTGAAAAACTTAATAGTTTCGCTAATAATCTGTCCACGCTCTGCATCATAACGAGGTGGTAAATCAAAATCAGTAACACTAGTTTGTGTTGGTTCTGTTCTACCATAAGAACTAATATATTCTCTAATCTTAGTACTATACGGTTTTACTTCTTCTATGTAATCTTGATAGTTTGGAAGATTGTCGTTTTGATATGTTACTTTTTGTGTAAGCTCTCCGACATTGTGTTTTGCAACTACAAAACTTGATTTAAATATCCAATCTAAATCAACTTGTTCGCTCATTGCATATCTAATGCTACTAAAGAATAGTTTGTTCCATTCTACTTCTAGCTGATCAACAAATAAGTTATCTCTTAGTGCATATAGTATTATTTTTATTTCGTCTGTTGGTTCGCTATCATATAACGATATATCATAGATTATATTATCAAATCCAACTGCATCGTTTTGATATAGTGTATTGCTAAACTCTATTGTACCATTTTGTCTACCTACTACTTTATAGTTAATAGTATAGTCTACTTCAACTTGATTGTCAATCTTTTCTAATAATATCCAGCCGCCGCTGCCAATATTTTCAATCTTAACAGTATTTCCTAGTTTATCGTCTAATGCTTCAAGTGCATAACTTCCGTCAATCACAAAATCAATAGATGTAACTTCGTTATATCCAGTTGAATACCAATCAACATATCTCCAATACTTGTTAACATCATAGCTTTGAATATAGTTTCTAAACCATTCCTGTGTAGAAGACATCCAGTTGTACACTGCCCATAGGCCGCCTACTTCGGAGTCAGTTGTTACAAGGACACTAAATGGACGCACAATAAGCGTAGTATCATTTAAATAGTTTTTGCCACCATCAACTACTTCAACTTCAATAACTTGACCAAGATTGTTGATGTAAGTTTTTAACTCTGCGCCGGAACCTTGTCCTTCTACAGTTACAGTAGGACCATGACGTTTGCCTGTTGTATAGTTACTATCAACATATCCTCTACCAGATTGCGTAATAGTTGCACCTGTAATAGTTCCATCAACAATAATAGGCGTAAGAGTTGCTTGTTTGATTTTTGCAGTACCTACAAATCTCAACAAACTTTCACTGTCAATTTGAGTATCCCACTCATTGCTAAACTTACTTGGAGGAGTTTCTGTTTGGAATAATGGAGAAATATCAAAATCATCAACTATTGTATATTGAGACAATACTCCGTTTACTCTTTCAACAACTTGTTTTAATGCTTCTTGTCTATTAACAAAAATAGTTTGATTTGGATTATTTAAAATACCGTATCTTTGAGCAACACTAATATTTAAATCAGGCAGAACTCTTCCGTTTCTGTCGTAGCCTGCTAAACTATCAACCCACTTGTCGACAATGTCATTGTTTGGCTTGCTAGATGCTAATCCTTCAACAACTAATGCATACTCGCTGTGAATATTTCTATTTTCTGCATTGTCTTGAACATAGTAATCAACATGCAAAATAGTATCTTTGTCTTTTACTAGATTTTTTATATTATGTAATGCAAACTTTTTGCCATCGAGTAATGTAACATGTCTATAACCTTGTCCTGCTGGATCTGCTATTAAGTTTGCAACATCAAACGAACTAATCTTCCTGCCATATGTAGTAGGCAGTGTATTTTTATTCTTAACCCAGAAATAATATTTTGGTGCAAATACATTTGCTACACTATCATATACTCTTGCTCTTACATAAGAATCATCACTGTATAATGATGTTCCACTTATGCTGCTGGCTAAGCCTTCGGTAGTATCAGCTATTTGATCCCATTCGCTTGGTAACAAGTCACTCTCAACCCATTCGTATACATCTACACTAAATCCAGGAATAATCTGATTCCATGTATTTGATTTATATTGTATACTTCCTTGATATGGATTATACCACTTTATAGCATCGAGATTCCACCATAGTTTTCCAACCTGTTGTTTCCCCCAAAGATCTGATACACCGGTATCTCTAGTACCAACATTGTAAACTGCTGGATCATAATAAGTTTTATAACTAAGTTCTTGTTCTGCCGGTCCGGCAATACGGCCTGCTATTGGATCTATGTAATCAAGATATGTGATTAAATCATTTGTGTTTGTATCATATAGCCACACACCTTTGATTTTATCAATATCAACATAACTATCGCCTTGACTATTAATATTCCAAGCAGTAGCATTTAAATCAGTTCTATGATCTTGAATCAGTCCTGTTTTATCATCAACAGTAGTTCCAATCGAAATAACATACAAATGATTTCTATTTAATACACTTAATATATTAGAAGAATCAGATATGTCTACTTGTGAATAAAGTTTTTCAGCATATACTAACTTGTTGTTTAATGTTTCGTATACATAAACTTGTCCATTATCTTTGATTTTATCAAATATATTTGTTGCTTTATTATCAAACTCTGTAAGTTCTTGATCAAATGTTACATATGCTGCGGTATCGCCGTTGCGACTTGTTACAGCAAGTTTATTAGAGTTAAAACTTACATTTGTGCCAAATCTTTCAGTCTTTTCTCCGTTGGGTGCAAGCAATATTTGATCTTGAACATATGCTTCGTTTGTAAGTTTGTATACATATACTGCACCATTGTAAATACCATTGATATTTGATAGCTGTGCGCCTATTGCTATTTTAGAACCATCGTCATTTAAACTTAATGTAGTTCCAAACGCTTCGTTTTCGGTTGCAGGGTTGATGTTTTCGTCAAACACAAATCTGCCGTTTGTTTTTCTATAGATTGCAATACGATATTCGCCGCCGTTTTGTATACCACCAAGTGCCAATACTTCGCCATTTTTACTAATATCATAAGTTGTGCCGATGCCCAATGCATTTAAAAAATCACTACTATCGTTAAGAGCTGGCGCTGTTTCTTCTGAAGAATCAGGAACATAACCTAAATAATCAACATATGTATCAAGTACATCCCATTGACTGTTATCAAAAGGATTACCTGCAAGTACTGTTGTATTAGCTTGACGAAGTTCGCCTTCATAGTAGACAATATTATTAGGAATATATTTTGCAATACTTTCCCATTCACCTTTGTAGTTTGTGTCTCTTGAATATGCATAAGATGTTACAGCATCTTGCCCTTTGTTGTTAACAAAGTAAACACGGCCGTTGTCTCTAAGACTTCTAATAACAGTATTATGTTGGAAATCACTTGGAGAAGCTGATTTAATTGCAATACCAAACTGTTCGTTTTCTGTTGGATCTGGACTTAGAATAATGTCTACTAAATCAAAAGACTGATCTATTAGTCTTTTATAAATGTAAACCACGCCTTGGTTTGCATATCCAAGACTTGTTCCAGATGTGTCTGTAACTATTAGTTCTGATATTTCCCAATCTTGACTTAGTAGATTAATAGTAGAACTTTCTGCTGTAACATTAACTAGTGCTCTCCATATTGCTCCACGTTGACTTACATAATCGCCTGCTAGATAACTTTCTCCTTCAGTAAATATACCTCTATAACGTGTTTTAACATTAGCAGCAGTTGGTGCGCCAACATACAAATACTGACCATTGTCTGTTATTTCAACACTTGTACCAAACGCACCACCATCATGATGATTAGACAATGGTTCTAATGTCTGTTTTAATTTAAATTCACTGGCTTCGCTGCCACGAGTATATACATAAACTTTGCCATCATCTTTATCAGGTGTTCCAACTGCCAATGTAGTATTATTGTTGCTAACAGATACAGCTGATCCAAACTCCCTATTGTCTATTTCAGGTGCTGTAATACTTTGTTTAAAACTACGTATAATACTGCTGTCGTATACTCCAAATGTTCCGTTTCCAGTATTGTCAACCCACACTCTATCATCATCGTCTAAATCATAAAGTTTAGTAATATTGTTTATATCTGCAGGAGTTGATACTCTACGTGATGATAGTTCTGATACTATTCCAAGAGTGCTATCTGCTAGGTCAATAAAATCTTCAGTTATTGGATTATCTAGTTGTATCTCAATATCTGTATATCCAATATTTTGTACAATCCAAAAGCCATTAACTTCATTATTAATATTATTGAATCCAACAATATCGCCTTCTACAAACGTAATAGGCTTACTAAAGTTTGCTTTAAATCCTAATGTTGTCTTTTCAATAGATTCAATAGATATAGGCGATACAATATGCTTGTAAACATTCCACGATTGTGCATCTTTTGGTACCCATATATAACTACCAATGTCAACACTATCAATATCCAAAACCAACATATCGTTTTTTGTAGTTGTTAAAAAGTTCACTTGATCTAGTTTAACATAACCAGCAGTTTTAGTATATTCTGTACTATTTGTTGTTAACGGCAACGATGTATGTGCATAATCATCTGGTGAAAGATAAACGTCTTTTCTTGGATATTGATAAACCAAGTCTGTACGTATTGAATCTACAGTTTCAACAAACTCTATAAGTTGTGGTTCAATTCTAAACTGGCTTTCGTCTAGTTTAAATTCAACTTCGTCATAACTTGTAGTTGCGCCGTATCTACCAACACGTATTGCCCATTCTTCGTATAGCTCTACACTATCAGTGTTTGCTGATCCAAGTTTATCAAACAGTTTTGTAATAGCGTTTGATGTACCTTTGTCTTGTATAAATCCTTGATAAAACTTATACTGACTAACATCGTCTTGTATAATATTAGCAAGATATTCACGTTTTTGATACCCAATAAGATGCTGTGCTAATCTTTGTTGTTCGCTATCAAAGTTGTCAGTATCTAAGTCGTAAAAATCTGCAAACTGATTTGCCCTGTAATCCCAGTTTGGTTTTAGTTCACTTGTAGGTTTACTATCTAGTCTACTCCAGTTTCCGTTGACAAACTCCTGTGTGCCGCTGTGTGTAAACCTAGCTGCATAGTAAAATTCTTTGTATTTTACTAGTTCGGCAGTTTTATAATCTTTGTAACTAGTCCATTCAGTAACCTTAGCATCATCGTATATAAATCCAGGAATATTTAAACTACCATTCCATTCATCAGTTCTATAACCTACAACTTTTAAACGCTCTTGTCTATATCCAGTTTCAGGAACATATATTGTATCATTAAATACTGTTGTATTATCGATCAATAAAAGATGTTCTTTTTGTATCAGCGGTAGTTTAATAAGATAGATGCCTTCTTCATCTGATGTTAAACTAAATTTGTTGCTATTATCTCTATATATACTAGAACGATTTTTACTAACTACATTTCCATTTTCATTTAACACTGCAAATCCATAAAGATTATTATATACATTGTCAACTACATAAAACTCTTTTTCAAATTCAATCTGATTAGCTAAAGGTGATAAAGTTATCGTACTAGTATTTGCCCAGTTTTGTGTTATCCAAAATAGAAACTCTTTAGATGCTAGTTGCCAGTTTTCAACTGTTTCGGTTGTTTTGTTAAAATATTCAAACTTAAATCCAATGTCTTTTAAATATTTTTGATATCCTAATAAAAAGTTAACTACTTGCTGTTCATCGTTTAATATTGTTCCGTAGTCAAGTGTTGATATTTCATTTGTAAAAGACTTTCTAAAATAGGCGCCGCGGCCACCGTTTTCAGGTAAGCTCGGTAGCGGTGTATATAAACTTAAATCAAAGTCAGTTGTTGTAGTATGATTTGCATTTACTCTATAATATCTATCGTTATATTCTACAAGTTTACCGGCAACTAAAAACTTATTTTCAGTCCACGTTATATATGCTTCACTTATACCGCCGACATTTACAAAAGGATCATTTGCACTTTCTCTTGGTATATTATATTTAAAATACGGAGTATCTTTATCATATCCATTTATACGATATCCACTTTGTGTTCTTTCAATAATCACACCACTATAAGTTGCTACTATTTGGGGACTAGAAGTTCTCAAAACAATGTTATAGTTTTCATCCGGAACAAATATGTTTCCTTTATTCAACGGAGTTTTACTATCTAATACTAGTTTTAGTTTGTTCTTTTCGGCAAACCCAGCAAGTTTAAATCCTATTTTATTATCTAAAAGTTTTAGATTATTAGTGTATGTGGTATACGGATACAAAGAATCTGCATTAATATATTCACTAATATAGTTTAAAAATCCTGCACTTACAGCATTTTCTATTTTAGGAAATATTAAATCCGTTGTGTTTATTCTTTTGTTTGTAGCAGTATAGATTAAGTTTCCAGCAATGTCACGCTGTGTTCTACTTCTGTCAAATCCAACACCCATTGTATGTGCAGGTCTAACGATCAATGCAGCAATCATCAAGCTGAACGGATAACCACTGCTTCTTCTCCACGCTGTTTCAGTTGGTGCTTCGTCGCCAAACTCAAATAGATTTTGACTTTGTGGTGCATAACTGAAGTTGCTTACGTATCCGCTTTCTAAAGGTGATATTAGTTGGCCATTTTCATTGACTGGAATATGCTTTAGTAAGTTATGTCTAATATATTTTTTATTTCTTAGTATTGTTTTACCAGGTTCTCTAATCACGCCGTTTTGCAGGTCGGTCCAAAGTATTAAGTTATTGCTTGTGTAAGGGGCTGGGCCATAAACGTTTTCCCACCATGCTGGTTGTATTCCGTATCCTAACATTTCCCAAGGATGTGTATGCGGGCGATCAGTATCAAATGCCTGTCTATAAATGCCGCGCCAAAATCCTGGTACTGCTTCATTGCGGTCATTTGTACTTCCTGTATAGTTATAAGTAAAACTATCTCCTTGTACTATAAAGTTATTTTTAGTATAATCAGAAATCTTTGCAACATCAGTCCAGTCAATAAAATCTTTGATAATAATATTATTAATTTCTTGTGATGATATTTTTGTATTTCTATCTGCGCCACCTACAATATCATTTATGTCAAATATATCTGGATTATAATCAACTTTTAGATTATTAAAAATACGCTTTTCCATTTCTAAAATCAAATCGTCTCTATAATCGTTATAAGCAAGTGTAATGCTGCCGTCATGGCCTCTAATAACAGTTTGCGGAGTTTGATAGCTAGAGTCAACAAATAGTTCAGGAACATATGCCGGGAACATTCCTATTTTTGTAGGCGTTGGTGGAATAAAACTACCTTCAGTATTATCATATTCGTGTATAGTTAATATATCGCCATCAGTTAGTGTTGCTGAAATATCTACAAATCCAGTTCCTGTAAATGTATAATCTTTGTTAAACACAAGTTGTTGATCATTTAGATATATGTACAAGGCTTTATTACTAATGGCAGATTTATCAAATACTGTTGATAGTGAATAAACTGTTAATCTACTATCGAGTATTTCGTATTCAATCTTTTTACTGCCGCCTGTAGCTGCCATATCTGTACTATAAAAAGGAGTACTAGTAGTCTTTGTATTATTGATTTCATTAAAGATAAAATCAACATATTCTTTTACTGTTCCGTTAAATGAAGTTTCGGTTGCTGTCTGTACAAACTGTCTTTTAAACTTAGTATATTCATTTAGTGCATATCTAATAGCTGCAACAACATTTGAACTTTTATTAACTAGATGATAAAGTGACAAGTTTAACGGGCCACTGTGCTGAACAAACTTTCGGCCATATTCGGCAACTGGTCCTAAATCTCGTAGATTGTTTATGCCAGGTTGAATACCTGCAAATGTTGCAACTTCTGAAACTAGTCCTTCAACATGATCATTTACTTCGCCTAATGTAAAATCTGTAATATTTTTATTAGACGGATTTCTTTCAAAGTTGTGTGGAATCTCATAATATCCATTATTGTTTTTGTCTGCTGAGCTTTTAGTTTTAATAACAACAATATCAGTAAATCCAATATCGTCAGGAAGTATAACCTTAGTTGTTTTATTTTCGTTGACTGTTTGATAATCAGATTTATAACTATTATTGACATATACTTTTATTTCTAAGTCTGTTAGGTCTGCACTATTGTTATAGACATTAATCGGAAATCTATTTGTGTATTCTTCGCCAGTGTATTTTTGTATAACATATTGACTACTTTTTATGTTTGCTTTTTTCCAAGCATTAGTGTATGATATAACTTGATTATTATATTCTTGTAAAAAGAAAACATCACTACTTATAGTTTTAAAAATACTATTGACTTTATACTTGTAATCTTCTGCAAGTAAAGAAAAATCAAAAACAATATCGCCGATATTTACAAAGTTTTTGTATGTAAGCGGAAATCCAAGTTCTGTATCGTTAGCACCTTCTCCTACTCTATAAGTAAAAAGTCTATTACCAGCAAAATCTGTACTATCATAAACTGTATTATCTCCTAGGCTATTTCCACTACTGTCAAACAAATCAAACTTTGGTGCTTGATTTAATCCTGTTTTATCTTGAGCCGGTTGCCATCCTGTTGCATTATACCAATACATTTTTCCAGCATTTTTAACTCCGTCTTTGACTAGTACAGTTTGATCTAGAATAGGATCAGTATCGTCTGTTTCAACTAAACTTATTTGAGTAGTATTAGTATGAGTAATAAACTTAACTTTAAATATTTTATCTTTTACTAAACTGTCAGTATCTGCTGTAAACAGTATACGCATTCCTTCAACTAAATCTATTCCATCAATGTTATATCCTACAGAACCTTCTATTGTACTGAATACATCTTTTGTAAATGTATCAACTAAATCAACATTAAGTTTAGCTTCATTACCGTGATTCCACAAACGTAAATTTGGTTCAAACTCGATGATAGGACGTTTAGCTCTTGCTGTTTGATCTAACTCAATTGCCTGATTGTTAATATTTGCACTTTTTTCAATAACCGATTTGTGGAACCAACGATTGTATCTGGCCCATGCATTTCTACTAGTGTCTCTTCTGTTTATACAAATATAATCTTTAGTTCCTGCGTAACTTCTAGCATTACTCCAAGGAACACGGTCAAATCCGTTTACATCAAAAGGTACTTGTGTATCCTGTGTAAATATAGCCGGAACTTCAAGGTCGCTAACTGGAACTAGTTTAATAGATTTGCCTACACCTTCGACATAGTATAGACCTTGTGCATATGTTGCTGGCGTTACATTGCCTTGAAAATATACTTTCATACCATTTGACATATTCCAACCATCAATAGTTGTGTATGTTTTCTTGCCTACTATTTCGTCGCCTACATTTATGTCGCTGTTTTCTTCTATGTCAAAAACATTAAATGCACCACTGTTGTCAATGTCGTTTTGACTAACATAATACAGATTTTCAGGAGCGTCACCCGGTACTGTAAATTCAATGACGCCATTTTCAATAAATCCATCTTCTAAGTAATCTTGTGGATTTACTAATGTGTCGTCTACGTTTTCATGTGTTAGTACAATACCTTCTCGATACAACGTGCTAACTAATGTACTATCAGGTGAATACTCAACTTTTTTCTGTCTGCTTGTTGCAAAACTAATAGGGTGTCCAGGAACATTAACTTCAAATCTGTATGTTTGTCCTCTAAACAATCTTATGCTTTTATTACGTGTTACTCCATCAGGAGAAAATACATAAGCTGTATTATCATCATCAACTACAGTTTCAATAGTAAAAGTGCTGACTACTTCTCTGCCTTGTCCTCTTATAGGAACTTCTTGTGGACCATTTGGTAACCAATAGTATTCTCTAAAGTTAGTAAACTTATCAAAATCAATATGTGGGTTCCAAGCATAAAACTCTTGGGCAAAAAGTTTATCTTGGTTTTTAATAGAACCACCAAAGGCACTTATTTGTCCTAATATATCAACATAGTCGGCATCAAACTCTACATTTCCAAGATTGTCCTGCACAATAGCAAAAGGTTCTAACTGATAGTTTTCTCTATTAGAATTGATGTCACTAATATAACTATCTTTAGTAGTAACTGCTTTGGCAACTCTACTTCCAACAAACCCATTAATCTTTTCAACAACACCTGGATTAGTTAACTGATCAACTGTACTACCTAAAAACTTTTTATTTGGATTAGTTCTAAAATATCTCGGAAGTAATGAAGCAGAAGTTCTTTTTGAGTCCGAACTTCCTGGTACAGGGTATTCGTTTTGATCGTCATTGTATGCCATTAGTAATCATTTCCTTCAGTAATGGTAGTTGTCGAAGTTGTTGCACTTTGAACACCTGTATTTAAAACTTCGTTACTTGTAATAACATTTGCAGTTGCTTTAAGTCTTGATGCAGTAATACTATCAATAACTTCAATATCACTAACACTTGCACTACTAATCAATATTTCGTCATTTTCGCTTTTTAGTTCATACATACTACCAAACGACTGTGTTTCGCTTTTTGGTACTAGAACAATACTACTTATATCGGGCGCAACTTGCTTCATAATATATGCTGCTAGTTCACTAAAATAAAACGTTTCTCCAAAGTCCCAGTTTTCTAAAGCAAAAAATTCATTAATACTATCTACAACTCTTGATTTTATATCATTATCGTTTACAACACGATTTGTATTTTTTACTATTTTAAATGTTGCTTGCACATCGGTATCGCTTTCTGAACCAAATAAAGATTTATATTTTACAGGATGATATATTACTTCATCACTGATTGATTTAATCTTTTTAATATCTTTACCAAAATCTAAAAACAACGAGTCGCTGCTAGGTGGTAAAGGTTTTGTTGTAATATCGCCCCTAAGATATCTTCTATATTCAACATCATATGATTTTGTTAAAATATATAAGTCAACAATATTACTACTACTTGGATCAATACGTCGATTTTCAGCAGCAGCATGTTTGTAATCAAATCTAATATTGTCTCTACCTTTATATGCTTTGTAATCAATGCATAGTTCTAATCCTGTTTGTAATGAATTAAACTTTTTAAATACATTAGTGCTACTAATATAAAATATTGTTTTTGCATCATAAGAACTATATGCGCCAATTGCTGCTTCAGTTTGTTTTACTACAATATATTCAGCTGCGGCGTTAACGTATTCGTAAGTTTCTACATCATTTTTTTCAAACTTTTTAGAAAATATATATTTTGTATCTGGCAAGTAATTAGGTGCAACAATATTTGTAAATAAATCTGGATCGTCAATCACGCCATCTGCATCACTGTCGGTAAATCCTACTTCTAGTTTTTTACTATCTATATACCCATCAACACTACGATACTCTTTAACAACTTGCCATTTCCAGTCTTGATTAAACGGCGTTAGTATATCAGGTTTATTATTATTACTTAAAACGCTAATACTATCAGTAATAATTTTACCAACTTTACTATCATATATACGATCATTGCCGTCAAAGTAAAAACGTATTTGTTTATCACTTTCAAATACATATCTTACAGCACGACTAGTTACTGTGTATTTTTCTCCGTCTGTTTCAAACAAGAAAAGCCAACTAGCATCTTGATTTGTGCCTGTAGCATCTCCAGTTTTTCCTGTATCAAACTCACTAGTTGTATCAAGATTACTGTTTGTAATAACCTTCCAGTTAGTTGTTTCAACATCATATCGTAGTCCAAATGTTTTGAATGCAAATACTTGATCAACCATTTGTGATAATGTATCATTTACAATGATATTATTTAATACCGGAATGATTTCTGAAAGTTTGCTAGTCGAAGGCACTTCGTCGTTGAGTATAATAGGACCTAATGTACTATTGATATCACCTATTGTTCCGTTTTCATATACACTTATAATTTTAGTCCATATATATTCTTTGTCACCTAGTGTAGATACTTCGCCCAACACTAGATTGTTATCTTTATCATAATGATATCCAGTTGGAGGCGTAAACTTAACTAAACTTCCAGCAGCAGCAAACTTCATTGTTGTAGCTGTAAAACTCGATACTGCAACTGGTACAGAAAACTGATCTTGAAATATTCCACTACTTTGATTTGTTTCGTTTGTTGTAGCATTCCATGTATAGTTTAAATCAGCAATACTTGCATTTCTACTAAAGTTTTTGTAATAAAAGTTTTTAGTTTGTGTGTTTTTTATTATTTCTAAAACTTGATTATTAATAACTGCCTCAATATCTGTTTTTGAAACAAAGTTAAAAGTAAATTTATTTTTTAAATCTTCTGTAAAAATACTTCCGTCATCTCCAAACATTAATGTGTTGCTGTATTTGCCAGTTGCATCACGCAAATCATAGTATCTACTAATACCGCTACTTGTTCTATTAATACTTTTTGTTTTAATAATCTGCTGACTTACTCCTAGAGGACCAATATTGTAATCTTCACCTGTAATCAAACGATTTTGTGTGTAATATGTACTAGGTGCATTTGTTTGAATGCTTTCATTCGATTCTGATTCGTCAGCATTTGAAACAACTGATTGTAATTCTAGCACAATATTAAGTGTTTCTGCTGAGTTATTTTTACTAATATAAGGAACTTGTATTTGTATTCCTGTCATATCAGCTGGATTTATATTAAACTGTTCATTTGCTGATGTTCTATAATAAACTTTAAAATCACCCTTTGGTAATGTTCCAAAAGTTCCGTCACTAAACACAAGACTTATTCGATCGCTTACACGACTTAGAACACTATACAAGTCACGAACACCTTTAGTAACACTGTTATACACAATATTATTACCTTCTGTGTTTTCAACTTTTTGCCATAGTGATTCTTCATTTCCGTTGCTGTCTAACTTGTAAAGCCAAACATCACTGTTGTTGATGTTATCGCTGTCAATATTTACAGTTGTATTTGGAACAGGATTCATTACAGAAAATGTATTTTCTTGTAAACTACCTTGTCTAAAGTGCATAAAAAATCCACTGTTTGAACTTCCTGCACCTTGTCCGTTATCTCTATATAAAAATCCTAGTTTATTTCCAGGAAATGGTTCTTCTTCGTATATTGTTGTATTATCTGTATTAATACCAGTACTAACAATTTCAAACTTGCGAGATGCATCGTCTATATTTTTTGTAAAACTGTATATAGGCAATCCTGTATTACTTGCGCTGAATCGATATTGTTCAGTTGCTACACCATTTACAATGGCTTTTTTAATAGGACGGCCAAATGTAGAGTTTGCTGGCAACGAAGCATTCATAATCTTAATAAACTGTTCATACCAATCAGAGTTAGTAGGATCGTTCCATATAATAGTTTGATTAGATAGATTGTTGTTGTTGGCATCAATAACATCTTCGGTGGTACTAACACTTTCTATTTTTAGTAACCCGTTTGCTGGAATATTTCTATTTGCATTATAACTAATAAGTCTTGCTAAACGGAGAATACTCTCTCTACGATCAGCAGTTTCAATAAAATTTTCTCTAGCATTTAAGTCTGTACGGAAAGCAAGGTTTTGACCTAAAAATGCAATAAGGTCGATAAGTGCAAGATACTCACTGGACTCTATGTAGTCGTTAAAGTCTTCAGGATAGTTTTCACGAATATATGTAATCATAGTTCTGCGAAGATTATCAAAGTCGTAACTTTGGAAATCTGCGTATCTAAAACTTTGATATATTGTTTTCCAGTCTTCTGCTAGTAGAAGTCTATTTTGCCTATCGGTCGTTGACATTCGCTGTTCCTCACTTTATAGTATATTTACCTGAAGTAAAAAACTGCGTACTTTAAATTAATCCGTTGTCTTGATCAAACTTTATACGCATACTTTCGCTGATGCTATAAGGAATATAAGTTAGAGAACAATCAATCTGTATGCCACTTTCGTAACTATCAACGATTACACTGTCAACATTAACTCGTGGGTCAAAGTTGACTATCTCTGTTACGTCTTCAATGATAAGCTGTTTTAGGTCATCAGTAAATGGTTCAAATAATATATCCCATATGATAGTTCCAAACTCTGGATTTTCAAGTTTTTCGCCTTGACGAATATGAAAATGATTTATAATATCTTGTTTGATTATACTAATATCGTATAAGTTAAATCCTTTAGGATTAGCTACTGTGCTAACTCCTCTGTATTGTTTAGAAACTACAGGAGGGTTATCAATGTCATTTGATACTGTTACATTTTTGTATAAAGGTTTTTCATTTGTGGCCATAACGTATTTATCCTACTGTCATATAGTTAAATGCGGCTTGACTTTCGGCGGGTAATTTTAATAGTTCGGTTGACCTGTTACTAGGATTCAACTCTACTATTCTATCAAAGTCATATGATCCTATTTTAAATACTTGTCCGTCTACTACAATGCCTAGTATTGTATCTTCTTTTGCTTTTTCTTCAACACTTACTCCAAACCCGTTGTTCTTTTTAACAAGTTTAGTTCTAAACTTTTTAGCACAACGCTTACAAGCAGTTGCCATATTTGCAAATGCAGGATCATTTGTTGTTTTAAATGTTTTTTTATCTATTTGTTTGGCTAAACTTGCCATATTATTAAGTTGTCCTACTGGATTTTCTTTGAATATAATATCTTTAGCTATTTGTTTACCTGCTTTGCTAGTAATATTTGGTTTGTTAAATATTTTTCCAACCAAGTTTGCTCCTACGTTTGCAGCAGCGCCGGACAATATATCTTGTAAGCCAGTTGGTAATCCGTTTACTGCTCCTGAAAGGTTTTTTGTAAAGTCTCCTATTCCTCTACTGAACTGATCAAACACAGGACCTACACCTGGAATACCAGAAATAGCTGCTCCTAATCCGCTGGCTAGTTTTCCTGCCATATCTCCTAATGCACCCGATACTGCTCCAAGTGCATTTCCAATAGCGCCATCAATAGCACCTAATGCACTTCCTAATGCACCAGACAATCCTGTACTTGATAGCAAATCTCCCATTACACTAGGAA